CTCTGAATTGGCGTTTTCGGCAATTTCTTCCTGCGTCTGCTGATAAGTTTCATCTATCTGCATAAGAGACTGTTTTGCAATAGCATTAAGGTCTTTTGGATGCTTCTTGATTGCATTATTGCGCATCTTTCGAACGATCATGGATTCAGATGTATCAAGCCATGCGGCACTCATGTATGGTCTTGCAACTTCGCAGGAAAGCATATCTTCAACAGTTTTGCAAGCTAAAAGCTCTTTCAAAATTTCATTTTTCTTTTCTGCGATAGCTTTCTTTTCTGTTTCCGTTGCATCATAGCGTGTCTTTTTGCCGCCTTTTACAAGTCCGAAAGTCTCATTCAGAAGATTATTGCGAACATGAGCAAAAAGGTTTCCTTTTACGCTTTCACGCTCTGCTATCATATATTCAACTTTCCCATCTTTCATTTCCACCGGGTAAACAACACGGATAACTCTCTGCGAAAGTCCTTTTTCTTCCCATTCCGGCGGCGTAACTTCAATTCCTTTATGCTTTGGATATGTAAAATCATCACCTTCTTTCACAAGCCATACTGGATATACCTTTTTAACATCAACCCCAAAGTTTCGAAGGAGTGCATCGTTTCCGTCTCCTTCGATTCCCATTTCTACTTCCTTGTACCAATTTCCATTTGCATCTTGTTTGCTTCTCAACTGGAAGTAGCACTCTCTCGGCACTGCATTTGCATTAAGTTGAAGGCTTGATACCTGTCCAATAATCTGTCTCAAATTAGATCCATTCAAGTTACTCATGGCGGCTTTGCTAGATGTAACAAGGTTGTAAATAGCACTCATGGATGCCATGACACACTGCTTGGAATAATCATTAAGCACAAGTCCATGCTCTGCAAAGTCACGCTCCATAAGTCCTATGTACTGGTTCGTATAATAGGAAAGTTGTGTATTCATTTCCTGTTTTCCCTGCGTAGATACTGCCGTATTCTCTGCCATAATTAATTATCCTCCATTTCACTAAAAAAAGTTTTGAGAGCTTCTACTAAGCGTTCTGTTTCGCCTTTTCTTAATGTTTCCTTACCCTCCTTGGTCAGTTCTTTATTACTTGCTTCCTGCAAAACAAAGTTGTATTTCTTATCTCCGAGAACTCTCCTTAATGCTACCAAAAGAGTTTCAAATTCAGCCATGATAACCGGCTCTCTTCCGTCTACTTCTATTGTTCCAAAATCTGATTTAATCATATCTATTCCTCGCTTTCTTAGTGAAAATCCGCTTCCGGTTCTTTTTCCGGTTGAATATAACTGTCATCATATTCCTTATCAATAACGATAGCCGTTCCAGCTCTGGATAATCTCAAGAGTAGCACCTCAAATTCACTCAAGTTTCTAAGTGACGAAATCGTCAAATCCTTATAGGAAGAAAGTGTATATGGTTCTTCTTTTCCGTTGCCCCATATCCACTTTGACACAGGAATTTCAACATTCAGTTTTTCATCATGCTCATTTTCAAATGTGATAACTGCTCTTTGCACACTGCTCCATGATGGCTTATCTTCCAGCTCAAACCGCATTTCACATTCCACGGATTGATAAGAAACGCCATCATCGTAATCAATGTCTAAATCTTCTGTGTCAATATCCCTTTCGCATTGTTTAATCCATGCCTTGAACAAATCCGTAAGTTTGATTTCTTTCTGCTCCGGCTCCACCATAAGGTCTTTAAAATTCTCCAGAATCTTTTTATTTCCAATACAGAAATCCGAATTAACAATCTCTGTTAAAACAGAATCAAGTTTGGGAAGATACTCTGAAAAATCATAACTCTCAATGTATGGAACCATGACTTCTTTTACCTTTTCCTCAATGGCATGCTTTGCATCTCCCCAACGAAAAGCATCTTCGATTGCTCCCACCAATGCATTCATAAATTTTTCTTTGACAATTTCACTTACTTCATCCGAAGATAAACTTTCCGATGCTATTTTCAATAATTCTTCTTTCATTTACACACCCTCCACTTTCAACTGCTTATCCTCTGATACTGTCAGAAGAATTAACTGTGTATCAACAGCAGGTACATATTCATCATTGATACTTTCTGCACCATCAAGGAAAATCGGAACATACATATTAAAGAACTTCTGAAAACTGTTGCAAATATCAATCTTCGCTTCAATTTCCCTGCCAGTGTTAGTCGTGTCACCGAACACCTTGTAAATGCCAGCTTCTTCATCAAGCACCGTAGGAATACAAACTTCCTTATATTCTCCGTTTTTCTGGAAATCGAACAACTTCCAACGTACAATACCGAAATGCTGATTGATTTCTTCAACAAGTAACTTATTCTTTCGTTTTGAAACTTCTTTGAGCTGATAAAGAATCCTCTCGGCATCTGCCTTTGCTTGTCCATACTCGTTCTGTTTATGTTGCATATCTGCAATCTTGTCATCAATTTGAACATTGTTTTCAGCCTGTGCAATAATCTTATTTACTTCATCAAGCTGGCTCTTTAATTTTGTAATATCAGCTTTTGCGTAATCAGCCGCCTTATCTGTGCCCTTGGATTCTAACTCTGCAATATCAGCAAGCAATTTATCCTGTTTAGCCTTTAACTTGGCATATTCAGCGTTCTGCATACAATAAGCGAAAGACGGAATCTCAGAAATCTGTTCATCGAATTTCTTGATAATGTCAATTTCTTCCGCTTCGTGCAGTTTCAAGGTGTTAATCTTGTTTTCCAGCTCTTTGTTATTCTCGGTCAGATTCTTAATCATTTCAGCACACGCATTTCCATCGTCAACGATCATGGCAAGCGTTTTCGCGTGTTCTTCATTAAATGATTCGATTGCATCTGCCTTTCTCTGCGAAAAATCGGCTCTTAAAGACTCTATTTTATCTTCCTGCAATCTTTGCCCGCATAATGAACAAACAGTGCTATTTTCGTCAAATACCCACTTGGATTCATCAAACTTCTTTTCCCTTTCCTCTTTGTACCTTTTCACAAGGTCAGCTTTCTTAAGAGTCTGTTCAGAGATTGATTTCTTACTGCTTTCAATAGAATCCTGTGCTTTTCTGATTGATGAACGAACATCCTCTAACTTCCGTTCGTGGTCGTATTTGTGATTTTCAATCTCACGCTTCTTGCTTGAAAGCTCGTTATTCATTCTCTGCGCGATAGCTGACATTTCAAACTGACAACGCATTTCTTCGCTGCGCATTTCATCAATCCGCACATCAGATTTCTCCATTAAATCTTCAAGTGCTTCAATCTTTCTCTCTAAATCGGCTTTCAATAACTCCTGTTCTGCCACATCTACATCAACCTTTGCTTTCTCCAGACCGATAATCTGATTTGGAATCGCATCTAACTGTTCAACTGCTTTCTTCTTGGAAGCATTGTTCATGGCTTCAATTTCCTCGAATTTATAAGATTCAAGTAGTTTTGCAACATCTGCAGTTTCTTTATTCATTTGTGCAATCTCTAAATCTGTTTTTTCGCTTGCCATAGTGAATAAACATTTGCGCATTTCATCCTGTTTTTTCTTCAATGACAAATCCTTAGTGAACACATTCGGGTGCGAACAAATGAGGAATTTATCAAACTCAAACCCTAATTCTTCCAGATATGCCTTAAAATCACGTTCTGTCTTAGGCACAGAATTGATCTCATATGTATTTGTGATTGTAATTTTCGAAACCCCATTTTTATCCGGCTTTCCGACTTTTCGCTTCTGCATCTTGGAAAGAGTGATTTCTTTTCCACTTACATCAACATCTGCAGTAACGGTCGGAATGCAATCTTCTACATTGTCCGGTCTAATGTTTGGATTGCTGACAAGTTCATAGTTCTTATCAGACATCAGCCAGTACCATGCCGCCCCGATTGTGGTCTTTCCTCTACGGTTCATGCCGGAAACCCTTGTTGTCTTTCCGAATTCGTATGTCTTATCCTTTACACCTTTGAAATTTTCAATATGTAACGATTTTAAAATCATTCGCATTTTTACACCCCCACGATTCCTTTTATTGATAACTCATATGTAACTTTTTCCACAACGTGACCATCTTTACACGTTTTCTTATATCTCCGGCTCTGCAATCTGCCGTACGTGCTTACCTTATCGCCTAAAGCAAGTGAGTCTGTATATTCTGCACACTTTCCCCATGCGATACAAGTAATCAAATCCTCTTTTCCGTTTTCTCTTACGTTTTTGAGTTTCACATCACAGATTTTACGGCCAAGTGGTGTTTCTCTAAGATGCTTTTCCTCGATAATTCCATCAAGGCTTACTTCATTCAAAGGGCTATCATCCTCTGGTTTTGTGATTGTATCAGCCATAACATACATAAGAATTGCTTTTCCAGATCCGGTTTTTACGTGCCGGGTAATTATCTTTCCCTTGACACATACCGTTCCGCTAATTTCTGTATCGCTGATTTCTTTGTCAAACAGTACCGGAAGTATATCTGCAACACCACTTCTTCTTTCAACTCCGATAAAAAATTTATAAAAATTCTTACCATTTGATTTATGGCTTTCCCTTGGTGCTGATACAACATCACCGATCAGTGTTATTTTGTTCTCCATTGCTTCTCCTTTCCATTTCTCTGTCAAGAACCTTTTCAAAGTTCTCTTTATCATTCTGTTTCTTTCGTTTCCCTGCCAAAAGTTCAGCAAGCATACGCTTTTCTTTCGTGGAACATCTCGTACCACTTATATACACAACGTCTACCATGCATCCTCTCTCATTCTGCGTTTTCTCTTAATTCGCTTGTCAAGCTCAGCTCTCTTCCGGTCTACTTCCGACCAGTAATACATGATTGCCGCAATTACCGCACCGGCTACAAATTTAATAGCCGCCATATTCCCGGCCGCTCCCTCACTATCCATATAGCACGCGGCAACCAAGGAATATTCCATTGCAGCCGCGCCTATGATGAATTGGATTACTTTTTTCATTCATGCTCTCTCCTTTTATCGCGTTCTTCTTCCTGCTCACTATGTTTCGAAGCAGAACTCTCAACCATTCCAAGGACATATCCTTTCTGAAAATCTGTCATATTCGGAATGGCATCACGAAGTTTTTCGACAACTCGCTTTTCCTTTTCGCTCATTGAATTCACTTCCTTTCCATGATATAATTTCTTAAAAACTTAAGGAGGTTTCCATATGCGCCACATACCTACTCGTCCACAATTGGATGATTTTTTCAACAAATCCGTCACAAACATCGAAATGCCTAGATACGAGGATGGAAAATCCCCGATCGAGATGTTGGAAGCCCAAACCACTTTTGTTGAGCAAACAAGCAAAGAACTTCACGATATTGCCGACTCTGCAAAGTTGCAAGCTGATTCAGCTAAAGAGATTGCTGAAAGTTCCAAAACGCAAGCTGATGTTGCATTAAAAACATCAAGCAAAGCGGATATTAAAGGTTGGATTTCTGTGGTTCTTTCTATCATATGTGCTTTAATGGAATTTGCTGTACATCATTCAGAAATAATTGATTTTGTCAAAGCTTTGGCAAAATAAAATGGCAAAAAATCTGAAACAGCAAAGTAAATACTGAAAGTACTAATGCAACATCTGAAACAGATGGTTTTTTCACTTTTGCTCCTCCTTTCATGCGCAATATCTGATTTCGTACTCTGATACGATTTTCGAAAAGATTTCACGCAATTTCTTATCATCCTCAATAATGTCCATTTTGTTCAATGCACTGATTTCTGTTTTCGTGCATCCGCTTTCTGCCATGCGCTCACGCCTGTTTCTGATTCTTCTACTCAAGTCGCATCCGGCACGATGTTCAAGTTCTGAATACATTTCAGTCCTCAATACGTTGAACTGACAATCTGCATTTCTCTGAATCCGATTAAATTTTGCATTGATTTCATTTCTCCAATTATCAAATACCGGCTTCACCGCTTCTTTGATATGTTCAGTTGTCTCAATGGCTTTCTGTGCTGTGTCCTGTGCCTTGGCAATCTGCCTGTCTCTTTCCTTGTCAGCAAGTTCTTTTTGAACCATCTGATTAAGAAGTCCTTGCAACGCTTGCAATTCTGGAGATAATTGATCGTTGACACTTTGATGTACATTAAAATAGGAAGAAACTAATTTTCTTTGCACTTCCCATGCCAAATCATCCGTGAATGACTTGACCAACATCAGATAGCCCTGTTCGGTAATGAGTGCTTTGCTCATAAAATCCTTGTCAGATATAGGAAACATGCGGCTTGTACGAATTTCGTCCGCGCTTACAATGAAGTAATCTTCTCCCTCAACGAAGCGTGCTTTGTTCGTATTAAAATTTCTTTTCGCTGTTCCGTCTGGTCTTTCATGTGCCATGTCAATGTCCTTAAATGTGACCACTCGCTTGCCTCTGTACTCTTTGATGGAAATATCTGCATTTCCAATGTGTACCAAATTATCCATACTTTCACTTCCTTTCTGTGATATAATTCCCTTATCATCAAATAAGGGAGGTGATACAATTTGAAATACTTTTTGTTTTGCGATTTTTCTACAATATCCTGCGACCGAGAAAAGATGGCAGAGATATTAACTGAAAACGATATAACGTTCGCAAATATCAATAATTTTTGTTGGGAACTAAAAGTTCCGGATAAGTTTGGAATTCCAATCTGCGACACGACCGCAGAATCTATTCACTGTCTGTTTTATCAGTACACTCACAAGAACTCTCTTCTTCTTGTGGTAAAAGCAAATGAATATTTTCCAAACGTAGATTAGGATATAATCTCTTTGTTTCTTCATATACGGTTTTGGTTTTCAGCCATTTCCGCATATGAAGAACCTGTTCCATGACATCCATATCGTGAATATCCACTTTGTTTAAAATCTTCTGCAATTCCTTTTCCATCCCATTAAAATAGGAAACCGGAACAACAACCAAATCATTCACGGATTTAATTTCTTTCATGTCCTCACTCGCTTCCTTTCTTTTATAATCCAATTTAATTGGATGTATCTGGCACAAAAATAAAATCCATTGGAATACCAGATAATTTGCTCATGGTTTTCAACTGTGATAAGCTAGGCTCTGTTTTGCCCTTTTCCCAATTGACAACGGTTGCATTAGATACACCAAGCATTTCAGCCCATTCCTTTTGTGTCATTTTCGCATTTACGCGAACTGCTTCTAATGAAATTCTAGGCATCTTTTTCTCTCCTTTCATATTTGATGGTTTAATAATAATCCAATTATTTTGGATTGTCAACACTAAAATTCAAATTTATTGGATTTAATATTGAATTTTTTATTTTATTGGTTTATAATACAGTTAGAAAGGAGGGCAGAAGAAATGGATAACGAAAATCAATTTAACGAAATGGATATAGACGATATCCAAAAAGAAGTGTTTGCGGAAAATTTAAGATACTATATTGAATTAAATCAAAAACAGCAAATAGATGTTGCAAAAGACTTAGGTATTAACCCAACAACTTTAAGTATGTGGTGTACCGGTAAATCATTTCCAAGGTCAGGAAAGCTTCAGGCGTTGGCTGATTATTTCAAAATCGGAAAAACAGATTTAATAGACCCGCGCATTAATAAACCTGTTGACGAAGAATTTTCAAGTGTTGCATTAAATATTGGAATGAATGATGAACGTTTCAAAAAAATTATTATTGAATATAGCAGATTGCCGGTAAGCAAAAAAGAATTGTTATGTGAATTTTTCGAAAAATTTATATTCTAAAAGAAAAGGCAGGGTTCAACGCCCTGCTTTTTCTTCTTTTAACCCAGCTTTTACAAATTCATGCAAAATTCGTAAAATCTTATAATCTTCAATTTCTTTTATCATAGTTATAATTTCTTCTTTGTAAGTCTCTTTTGTTTTTACTTCTCCCACCATAAAAACCTCCAATCATAAACTATTATGTACCAACAAAGCAATTATAGAACGTGTGTTCGGCATAGTCAATCCCCAATTATGGGCGGAGCCATGCCAAGCCCCACCCATGCCAGAACTTGAAGTGTCCTTTCGGACAAGTCCATAGTATCACTGCAATATGCATGATTTCAACATTTTTCGGTCGCAAGTTTCGACAGAAAATGTCATTGCAGATAAGCGGAAAGCTGTTTCTCAATCTCTTCTTGCACTTTTGCGCGCCAACGCATAGGCACTTCATCAATTGTCATTTTCTTGTCAATCAGAATACGTCTCACGTAGAATTTAACCATTATGCTTCACCTCCTGCTACCATATCTGCAAGATCCTGAATTGCTCCGGCATTGGACTCGTGCCCGGCTTTAAGTTCATCAATGGCTTTCTCCATCTCTGTCTTAGTCCGCAGCCTGATAGTAACCGTGTATGTTCCATCTTCCGTGCCATCTTCTCCCACGTTCGGCATATATGTAAACCCATCGGATTTCAGATCGGTGTATTTCCCCGACACTGCATCGTTGTGTGTAAATGTAACTTTCTGCAGGTTGTCCGCAGAAAATGCATCCGTGATGGTCTTGACGGCATCAAAATTCTCTGCCTTGATCTGGATGTTGCCAAGGCTTGCACCATCGGCAATTTCAAATTCTGTTTTGTTGGCTAAAATAATTTTATCCATGATTTTTAATTCCTTTCTGTGATAAAAATTGTTTATGAGTTACGTGAACATTCGTTCTGTATTTTTGTTTAAACGGCAGTTTAAATAACGTTGCCCCAAAAGGAGAATCAGTTTTATGTTCTTCAGATGGTATTGTTTCACTCTCCATTTATAATGATAGTCTGTATATTAAATATAACAAAGATGTATCAAAAGATTATTATGCAGAACTTGCTATTAGTACATCTGGTATGGTTTTGATAACAAATGATAGCAGTGGATACCATACCAAACAAATAGTGAATTTTCAATAAAGTTGTACCCAATCTTGTACTATGGTACCGGTTGCCGTATCTCTCATTCTCCATTTGCAATGCCCAGATTCAAATTCTATTGCTTTTTGAGCAATGTACTGAGGTGTTCCCGCAGATTGAAATGCTTCCATAGTAAATGCAGTGTTAAATGGCGAGTTTAAAACTGTTGCAGCAACGCCATTAAATGAGCAACGATATTTTCCAACATTAAAAAATTTAACATCGTTTAAATTGTCATTTTTTGAAATATCTGTAAAATTATTTAGATTCTCTAAACTGCCGTTTAAATCACTTAACTGTTTCGCCAGCGTACCATCCAGATTAGGGTTTGCCTGCCTTGCATCCAGGGCATATCCGGCAACCGTGGTCGTCTGATTATTCACTACACTTGTTTTCGTGTCCGGTGGCGTTTGCCATGTGCCATCTTCTCTTAGATATTTACTCGTTCCTGCTGTAGTCGATGGTGCAGGAACTAGACCGGCTTTCGCACCAGCACCTGATTTTACAAAATTAGAATATGTCGTGTCGTTATCAGTGTTCCAGTCCATGCACAACCAATAAACACCATCGTAAGTAAATATATGTGTTGCATTATTACAGAAAAAACCTCCGCTTGCGTATGTCAAGGCGGATTTATTTCCGTTACGAAAGTATCCAATTGTTTTTGCACCCGTTCCATTTACATTAAGCGTAAGATTGCCCGATGCTGGATTTGCTGTGCCCGCAGTATTTGTAAACTTAACTGCAATCGTTGCACCGACCTGTAATGTAAAATTCGCTAACGTTGCAGCTTTAGCCGCCGTAGCTCGACCGGTCGCACAAGTAGCCAGCGGTTTTTTCAAAACCTCAATTGCTTTTTTGTCGGTTGCGGACATTAGACCGTTAGATGTGGTTGTCGCTGGTGCGCTTGCTCCTGCGGATGGTCCGCTCATCCAGTAGCCTTTTGTATCTGCTCCCGGCACTTTCCCTGCCGGAACATCCTTTTTCGCAATGTAAAGCGTGTTGTTATGCATTACTGCATCTAACCGCTTGTAAGTCAAGGATGCGTCATAGTCATTCTTTGGCACAATTGCCACTCTTCCTGCTATAGCCATTTAAGCCACCTCCCAGTTTAAATTTCCGTCATTGTCAACGACAAAGTTATAAGCAGAATTGTCCGTGTAAATCAACTCTCCATCCTCATTCACATCAAACTCTGTCATTGTGAGTTTCTTGTTAATCTCGTTTTCGATTCCCTGTGCCCTGTCTGCGCTGCCCTTGGCATCTGCAGCAGATTTTGCCGCATTGGTTTCGGATGCTTTTGCATTAGTTGCAGAATTTACAGCCTTGGCAGATTCAACCTTAATGTCTGCAAGGTAATCCGGGCGCAAGTGTTTTTCTTGGATACTTCCCTCTTTCACGATTGCGGACACCTTACCGTCACTTCCGATTGCAAATGCGATTGTATCAGAATCCAAGAACTCATACTGCGTGATCAGCGCGGATAAGTCCACGTTCTGCGCCGTGCCATCGTCAAGCGTGATTACCAACTGCTGACTTTCCGGATCATACTTGAAGTTGACTGCCAGCTTCTCCAACTTGGTATCAATAACGGCCTTGGAACCATTCATCTTTACCACAGTCAGCGTACCGTTGGATTCATCCCAAAGGATTTCCTTTACAAGTTCGTTAGCCTTGGTCAAGTCAACTTTCGTGGTGTCGAGTGCGCACACACGATCGTCGATTGCGTCAATTCCGCCCTCTATGTTGTTCAGCCTACTTTGATTAATTGCTGTCTTTTCACTTGGAAAATTCTCCCAATATTCGCGGCTATAGATTTTCTGATATGCCATCTGCTCACTTCCTTTCTAACGCGGATAGCCTGCGTTCAAAATCTCTACATCTGTTCTGCAGTTTCTGTATCATGGCAGTATTCAAAGCAATAAACTCTTGATAACACAGCGTATACATATCATTTGCGCCACCATTTTGCTCTAAAAATTTTTTCCATTCCTCATTAGATTCAAAATCTTTTTCGGAGAATACCGCATGTTCCAGTCCGTAAAACTCATTTTCAGATATGTCACAATCCGTCATTGCCTGTTCGACATCCTGTGCAACAAATCCCATGTGCATTTTTTCGTCATTTTCTATGAGCCGATATTCCATCGGTTGTAACAACTCGAAAAATCTCTCAAACCGATCATCCTCTAACAGCTTTCGGAAATCTTTTTTCTTCCTGCGGTCAGACGTTGTTTTCCAACCACCGGAAGAATACCCACCGGCAAACGGATTTTCTGTAGTTCCGCAATACACAGAACTAGAACTTGGAATAAGATTTCCCTTGCCGGAAATTTGCACATAATCATTAACTGTAATGCCATGTAGATAATATGCAGTCGATGCTTTTATGCACTGTGTCGCACTTTCTGCAGTTGTTGCAGAGTCTGCGGTTGTCGCATGATCTGCCGTACTTGCATGATCCCCTATGGCTACTCCATCTTGATCTGTTACAGAGTTTAGGTCAATGCGTATGTTTTGCAGCATTGGCCTTCCTCTTGCATCGAGTCCAATAATTACAATGTCATCACCAAGCGAGGTTGCAATAAAGTTCAATGAATCAACGATTGACACTCGGCCATCGCCATCAAGCTGGAAGTTATTGCTGTTGACTATGAGTCTGTTTCCGCTAAGCGTAATCTGGTCGGCACTTGCATTAATCATCGAAACGACTTGGTCGTTTTCATCTCTTCCAAGTTTCAATTCCAATGATGCGTCTAATTGCCCTTCCGCTTTTTGTGCTCGCGTGACTTCTGCAGTAATTGCGTCTGCTGTCTGCGTGATATTCGACTTCAATTCTCCCTCAGCATCTGTAGCGCGCTTTACTTCTGTAGCAATACTTTCTGCGGTCTGCTCAAATTTAGAGCTTGTCTGTTTTTCTAAATCCTCATACGTGGATTGCAAATGGTCTGCGTTCCTCTCTAGCTTTCCGGTACGTCTTTCCACGCTTTCAATCGTGTCTCTGATAGAATTAACCTTTGCAGAGTGCGTCTGCGTACCCTGTGCCGAGATTGAATCTCTCTTGCTCTGCACTCCGGTTAGCGTGCGTTGCAATAGATACGTTTCGACAATTTCTCTTGTGGTATTGAACCGGATTGGTTCGCCAAGCGTCAGACATGGGTTTCCGACACAAGTGCAACTTTTAATCGGTGTATATACCGCCTGTTTCATAATCGGCAATAGGTTATTTGCAATCTGTGCAAGTTCCGCTCCGGTCTTGTCCGATACAAGAAAATTTCCTGTAATAGAATAGTTGTTTCCGGCGGTTCCAACAATAGCACCGGCATTATCTTCACTTGTCTTGATTTCTAGCTGTGTAATTTCCTTGCTTTGAAAGTCCTCATAATCAAACGCGATGTAGTGTCCGGTCATGGACTCTGTGTTTGCATCAGACGGAAATACGTTGTCTGCCGGGAACAAATCTTCTGCCGGATAAAGTGCGCTTGTGATTGCTTTCAGAAAGACATACTCAAACTTGCCCTCTCGGTTGATATTTCCAAAGCATCCGTTAATCTCACAGATTGCCGTTACAACCGTTTTTCCACTGATAGCGGACTCTTCTGTAACCGCGCTTGAATCGTCCGTCTGTGTGGCTACAATCGTCTTATTGACCGTCATGGAATCATTGACAAGGCTTGTTTCAACTTGCGCAATTCCAAGATGCGCAAAGAAGCTATCGCGGAACTGCTTTAATGTCATTGGAAAGCTAAGTCCTGCATACCAAGACTTTACATCCGTATTGACAATGTCATACATTGCGTCATATGCCGTAATCTGCCGTTTTGTGCGGTCAGCCGTAGGAACATCGGATGCAACCTTAAAAACTCCGTATGGCATCGGATTTTGGCTATCTCCGTCAATCGTTTCTTCGATAGAGATTGTCTTTCCAATAATGCTTCCTGCGGTGTTTCGTGCTGTGAATTTTACGCAATTTGCTTCGCACGCCCCAAACTTTAATTCAGACTCCGAACAAAGACTTTCTTCGAGCGAAAACGTACCGATTTCAAGCATCGAATTGTCTATTTTCTGATTCGTTCCAACAACAGATATGACCATCTGTTTATCTGTCGCGGAATCCCAATACTTTTCTTTCAAACTGCTATTTATCATATACACCGCCTATAAATGAAAATTTGATTGCGTCATACTTAATCTTCCCATGTGCCACAGAATAGAACGTTGGCTGAATATCAGCGATATATCCGTACTGTGTCACATATCCGTGTTTCTCCGGCACGTATGCCGTGATATATCCACCGCGCTCCTTTGCCTTAGTATAGTTCTTTTCGATATTCTTCCAAAAATCATCAAACTGCTTTTCGGTCAGCATGGCTTTGGTTTCAAACTCAACCTTTAAGGCTTTCAATTCCACGGCATCACGATGCTCATATCCGTTTTCATCCGTCCATGGGTCTTTGTCCTGCATGTTCACATAGGAACTAAACGTGTCCTGCTTTATTAAACTGTTCGGTATGGTATAATTACCAAACTTTACTAAATATCCGCCATATCCCATCGTTTACCTCCTAAAAATGGGTATAAAAATAGCACCTACCGTTTTGGTAGATGCTATCCATTTGATTAAATTTTAAGCTACTACTGATTCCCATTCAGATTTCAGCTTTTCTACATCGTTTTCAAAAAGTTTGCAAGCGATTTCGTACAACTGCGGAATCATTCCCATTTCCCTGTCGATATAATCCATCTTGTTTCTTACTTTCGGTTTGAGTGCGCACCCTTCCATCCTTGATTTAAGGTTGCAGTGATATTTCCTTTCAAATTCTCCATAAAGCAACGAATAGCGTTCTTGATACTTTCCATCGGCACCGAAACGGACAATCTGCGTTATCCTCTGTCTCTTAGTTGCCAAGTCAATATCATCAACGAGTCCGATAATAACATCTTCCTTATGGATGATTTCTTTCTGCTGTCTTTTAATGGTTTCATTCTGCTCCCTAACAGTTTTTAATGTCTGGGAAAATATCAGCTTAGTGTTTTCATCTGCATATGGCAGGTAAGTGGAAATAAATAATTCATCATTATTGACATACCCACCTGTTTTACGTATTGTAGGAAGAACCTCGGATGTTACCCAACGTTTGAACTTATGAAGTTTTTCTTTTCTTTCGTTTATAAGGGAGTCGTTTTGTGACACACCCTTTGCTTTCTGTGGTTGCATCTGAAAGAGCAAGGAATACAAACCGCTTTCATTAACAACCGTCATTCTTTGTTTTCCACCGGGAGTATCAATTTGTGACACACCCTTATCAGAATCATCAATATTTGAAAGGCTTCTTCTGTAATTCGTATCTCCAAATACTTCGCATATATCCTTTCCAACAAACCATGGTTCATCATCGACCATGACCATTCTAATCTGTCCGAATATTGGATTCTCAAATACCTCAATGCTATTTTGAATCTTAAGCATAAGTTGTGATTTTTTCATTCGTGTCTACCTCCATACATTTTTATCTGAATAAAAAAGAGGAAGCCACTTGTGAAATCACATTGGTTTCCTCTTTCGTACAGTATGGCGTTCGAGTAAGTAATCCGCATCTTCACGGATAAGGTTGTTTCCTTAGTAATAAGGATAGACTATTTTTGATTTTGTGTCAATCAGATTTTGGAATTAAAATAAGCCGTGTTTCCACGGCTTAAGTATCATTTATCTTTCAATTTTTATTGTAACCAAGTATATGTATATGCTTCATCAACATATATCTTATAACTGCTCGGATAGATCGTATCGTAATTTGAATCGTACGGAAAACTAAACGAGAAATAATCGGTGTCTCCATTCTTTTCACATTCTGCATAATGATAATCATATTTGATCAAGTTGCCAGATGCATCATACATTACGCAAGAAATTTTTACAAATGAAAAATCTTTTCCGGAATCGTTTGTAGCTTCAACCGTAACATTATCTGCTCCAATGTCCGATTGAACCATTATATTGCGAACATCACAAACAGCATTTGTTGCTTCATCAACACTCAACGACATTTTATAGATATCGTAGGAAACATCGTTATAATCAGAGTCGCTCGGTGCGTCAAAATAAAGAACACATTCCTTACCGGATTCAAAAGCTCTGTTACAATCACTTTTGCTATCCAGCATTTTACCGTTTTTGTAGTATACAAGTTTTGCGTCCAGATCAACATTTACCTTGTTGTTGTTTTTCAAGATAGCAACAACTCCATGACCACTATCTTGGTATTCAATTGAGATGTTTTTCTTTACCTTGTTCGCATTAAAGGAAGAAGTGACGGTAACTTTGCAAGAAAGCGTTTTCTTTGCAATTTTTGCTTTTACGTACGTTGTTCCTTCCCCAACCGCCAGAACCTTTCCAGACTTATTTACAGAAGCAACATATTTATTGCCACTAGTCCATTTAGCAGTTTTCCTCATTCCGCTTATCTTTAATGTTGCGGATTCTCCAATTTTTAAATTAAGAGTCTTTCTGCTTAATTTGATAGTTGCCGCCTGTGCAACAATCTGTTTCCCATCTGCATTTTGGATTGGCATAGCCGAAATCAAAACGGCAAATGCCAACCCCATCGCTACTAATAATTTTTTTGTGCTTCTCATAATGACTCCTTTCTTGTGATATGATTTATTTAGAATTATATCACGTTCTATTATAGAAGTCACTAAAAAACATATACATTGTCTCCGGTTCGATTGTAATATTCTCTACCATAATCCCTTGCGGCTTTTCCTATGTCGTTTGTAGTAATTCCGAAATTTTTCTGTAAAATAGCTTGTAATAACTGATTTTGCTGTCGCAATAAGGAAACCTCTTGCGCAGATGTTGAATTGATGGCATCTTTGATTCCGGTAATTTCTTGACTTCCTGCGACCGCTGGCTTACCTCCGACTGTTCCCATAAGTTCCGGAAGCCCGTTTTCTCCAACTGTTGCTATGCTATATTTATCCATAAAACCGCCCGTTGCATAAGCCTTTACTTTAGGTAGGCTCACTTTCGGCACAAGATCGACTCCGCTCCACTTTACCTTTGCTACTTTAGCCGCCGCAGAAACAACACTGTTAAACCCTCTCAAAACGGTATTCACTCCACCGATCAATGAATTTATTGCTGTTTCAATTCTTGAAATTACGGTGTTCATTGCCCCGGCAACGCCACTTTTCACGCTATTCCATAATTTGCTGAATATTTTAGCTACACTTTCTTTCATCTTCGAGAAAGCATTTTTTATCGGGGTGGTTACATGTTCTTTAAACCAACTAGAAACACTATTCCACGCCCCGGTTACCGCTGTCTTTGCCGCGCTAAAAGCTTTCTGAATAGATTCTTTTGCTGAGCTAAAAGCATTCTTGATAGGTGTTGTAACATGCTCCTTAAACCAACCGGAAACCACCGCCCATACCGATTTTACAGTTGTCCATAGAACCTTGAATGCAGTTGATACTGCCGATTTCAATAATTCAAAATTCTTCTTTATTGGCTCTATTACCTTTGATTTAAACCAATCAGAAACAACAATCCATACAGCCTTGACAATGATCCACAATCCTTCAAAGATTTGACCAACTCTTTTCGAAAATCCTTGGAAAAATGAAACAATAGGAGTTATAACATTAGTATTGAACCATCCAGAAACTGTTTTCCATACACCGGATATATCTTTCCATAAAGAAGAGAAAAAACCGGAAACGGATTTCCATAATCCCTCAAAAAATCCGCTTATTGGCTTAATCACATTAGTATTAAACCAATCTCCGGCTTTTGAGAAAATTCCTTTTATTTCTTTCCAATGATCCTTGACTACTACAGTTGCCGTTGCAACAGCAGCTACTATTCCTGCGATAATAGCTGCCGGTGCTGCCGCTACCCCTAAGATAACCGCTCCGACTGCCGTAATCGTAACTCCGACAAGCATAAGCGCTTCATTAAGCCAACTGAATCCGTTCTTTAACATGGTCACAAAGTTTGATATTGCAGTAAATGCACCAATCGCAACGGAGCCTATTCCGGTTATTGCTTTTGCAACAGGGCTTATAAATGCAAGCGCACCTTCTGCCGCTTTACTTCCAAACAAAGCCTTAAATCCTGCCGAAATGGTTGTTCCAACCGTCGCAAATGCCGTCGTTATTTTTCCGGATAATGCGGTAGACAAAGCTGCGCCAATTCCTTGGTTTGCCGCAATTCCAACACCTAATTTAGATGCAATAGAAGACGCTATTGCTTTTGAAATGGAAGTTCCGATTATATCAAGTGCGGTTTTTGCTAAATGTAGTCCTAAAATTTTCTTAATAGTCAACGCACCGATGATAATTGCAACTGTTTTTACGTCTAAGTTGCTTAAAAACTCCTTGACGCCTTTCCAAACATCTTTCCAGGAAATTTTACTTAATGCTGTCGTAACTGCATCAAACGCGCCTTGCGCCCATGAATTAAGTGTTTGAGCCAATAATGCAAAGTCAAAGTTTTGGAAAAACTTGTTGATTCCGTCTGCGATTGAATTTCCAAATTGTTTCCAATTAAATGTCGTGCCGAATGAATCTAAACCATGAAGCACCGTGTTTAATGAATTTGCAATCAGTTTTCCGGTTTCTCCGAAAAGCGTTGTACCTTTCTGACCCTCAAATAGCCCATTAAGGAATTTTGCAAGTCCACTACCGAAGCCGGATGCTTTGGCGTATACTTCATCCCACTTGATACCTCGCATTGCATTGATAAGGGAACCGGATATTGCTTTTCCAAGTCCTTCAAGGTCTTTGATGTCGCTTTTGAATTTCTTAAAAATCGTGTCGGTCTGAACTAGTTTTCCGGTATCCCCACCACCAGAACCACCGGAACCAGAACCGCCACCACTTCCACCACTTCCAGAACCGGAAGTATTATCTTTACTCTGCTTTGAAATAACCTTTAATTCATCAAATGCACGAGTTGCCTGTTGGATTTCCTTTTTTGCTTTCTTGGCATTTTTTGCGATACCACCCGTGTTTTTCCCTGCGTTTCCTGCGGCATTGCTTAAATCGTCCATGCCGTCAGATGCGCTTCCAATATCATCAGCAAGACCGCTGATTCCTGCCCCTTTGCTTGCTTCATACTTCCATCCGAAGATAGAACCTAAAGCATTTGTTACCATCTCTGCGAAGGAAATAACCTTTTGCAGAACTGAATTAAGTACCTTGATAAATGGCTTGAATGCATTGATTAAACCACCACCAACAACCGCTCCAAGTGCTTTGAAGTTCTCTTTAAGCATGGTTATCTGGTTATGCCATGTATCGGCTGTACGTGCGAAATCTCCGGTGATATTGGTTGTATGCGCAAGCACATACTGATAACGCAACATGGCTTTTTCAGCCTGTGTCATTGAGGAAACGTTTGCATCAAGTCCTTGTTTTAACGCCCATTCCTTTAATGTTGCCTGTGTCAAGTCGATACCATAACGCCGCATAGGTGCCGTAGTACCGGAAAATACAGATTGAAGACTCTTGGCAATATCTTCTTGACTCACATCGTAGAATGAAGCCATATCTCCGGCTAATTCGGTCAACCGGATAGACATATCTGCCATTTTCCCCTGTGGAATATCAAGGGCAGTTCCCATTGCTTGGAAACGGCTTGCAAACTGTTTCGCGGACAATTCAGACATACCAAATTTTTCAATTGATGTTTTTGCGAAATTGTTAATTAGGCTTTCATACTGCCCGAATGTCTGCCTTACAACGTTCTCAACCTCTGTCAGTGAGGATGATATGTCAATAGCGTCTCCAAGTAGCCTAAATCCGCGAAATAAAGCCCAATACGTTGCATACACTTTTCCGATTGCAGACGCAAGGGAAAACGACTTCTTAGTAACCGCAGAAGCACCGGAACTAAATCCGCTAAATGAGCTTGTGATGCTTTTTGCCGCTGTTCCTGCCGCTCCACCGGTACGTGATAATTTTGCCAATGCATTTGTCATGTCAATAATATTCCGGCTTACACTAGGGGCTTTCGACAGTTCGGACATAAGCTGTCGCATTGCCGTGGCAAGTTTCGGGATATTTTCAATCGCCTTGGTGGAACTCTGGTAGCCAAGCTGTTTGATTGCAGATGCAAGGTCGGTCAGACCCTTAACGGATGCCGACATTCCAGAAATCCCTTTTAATGCATTGGAAATCTGACGCATAGAACCAGCCGCAGCATTAATCTGCTTGCTGTTGATAGAGCCTAATTTGCTTACATTTCTTGCAACCGCAGAAAAAGTCCGTGTATCAATTCCACGCATTGCCGTCATTGCCCCTGCAAGTCGGCTTACCCCTGTGGAAAGACTATTCAGATTCCCGGTACTAAGTCCAGAAAGCGCGGAAGATAATCTCCCAAGTCTTGTCACAAGCGCATCTATCTGGCCGCTTGCCTGTTGTGCCTGTGCTTGAATTTTTATTTCAAGAGACTCTAATTCCATTTATCCACCAACTTCCTATAACTTTTTTAGGTTAGCGGCTATCTTCCACATTGATAGCCGGTTAAAAAGACGGTAGGATTTGACCCCTACCGCCCTTGAATTACTTTTTCAGTTTTCCCTTTTTCAGAAGAGAAATCATTTTTGAATTTTCCTCTGATGTAAACTTAAAATTGGAAAATCCGTTCTTTTTTGCGATTTCCGCGCGATGTTCTTTTGACACATCATCTTCCCCAACCGCTTTTAATGCTTCAACGATTGATCCAGATTTTCCGGTATACATCGAATAATACTTGCTTGCATTTTTCTTTGCTCCACTTACAACGATTGCAGTGTGACCTTTTGTACGCGTCACAAGAATGTCCCCGTTGTAAAGCAGTTCTCCGATTCGGTAAGAACCAGCATCGGTAAACAAGCCGGATTTCAAAAGAATGATTCTTTCGTTTGCAGTATTGAAATCTCCTACATCCTTCCCGAATGCATGGATAATACAAGCGCGTACAAGAGAAGAACAATCGCATTCCGTCTTAACCTTTGCGCTAATGCCATGTTTGATGACTCCGTAGCGTTCCGATTGATCGTAGCCGATATTGTTATTGTCACACGCAATCTTCATAGCTTCAGCTAACTTTTCCGCAACTTTATTATCCTTTGCTCTTAACACATTCCATCCCTTAGAATGGTTATAAAACTTCTGCGTAGACACTTCCTGTCCGGTCTGGTCTCCGGCTTTCCCACCGGAATAGCAGTTGCCGTGTTCATCATGCCGCGCACTTCCGATAATTACTGCCATAGCAATACCTCTTTTCTTAAACTATCTTTGGCTTTGGTAAATGTGATTTCCTTGATTCAGCCGCCCATGCTTCTTCCGCTTTAAGCATTTCTCGTATCTCTGCATCGGGATCGTCCGTATTATGCTTTTCGATGGAATCATAGCAAGTTTCTTTCACGTACTTACTATTACCCTTGCCGAATGTCGCGTCTATTGCTGTAACAAGTGCTGACGTTGCATATCTGCCAAACCACATATACATTTCCATGTCGCGTTGCTTCCATTCTGCCTTATATGCATCCACATAAGGCTTAAGCAACTCTGGATTCATCATATCTATATCATCAACGGAAAATCCGTAGCCTTTCGTTGCCATAAGGTAAAACGGACGGATTTCCGCAACGTAATATTCCCATGTTAATTCTTGGCTTTCGCTTTGGATGGGGTCTTTTTCTTCTCCTGTGTTCTCTCCAACGACTCCATCATCTGCGCTAAAAAACCGTTTGTCATCATTTCCTCCTGCATATCAGCGAATAAATCCATGCAGTTAATCTCGTTTGTGTCAATCGCATCATAGAGAATGTCGGACACCTTCTCAAGCTGCTCATCGTAGCCTTCGTTTGTTTTGTAATCATATCCAAATTCTTCATTGTGATGCATCTGCAATCCTACAAGAAGCGTCTTAGGAAGTGTTTCAAGAAGAATATCTTCCATAGAGGAAATATCTTCCATGTCCTGTGTCTTCATAATATCCTGTAAGATATGTGATTTTAACGATGGTCTTGTTGCAAACTGAATTGTATATTCTTTTCCACCTAATTTAACTTTCATGTTTTACCTTGCCTTTCTGCCCTATATTGGCAAGGGGCAGTGTTGCCACCGCCCCATTGTTGCTTATTTTATATTGCTTCAAGTTCTGCTACCGACCGTTCATCCTCGCCTACCGGTGCGGTCGATTGCTCGTCCGATAGGCTTTTTACCCCACCACTGTTACAGTGAATGTTCCATCGTTGTTATCAACGACTTTCAGCTTGTCGGTAACGAGTTCCGATGCCGTACTTGGGATAACGGTTGCGGTCATTTCAAGGATTTCATCTACACCGCCTACATCATTCGGTGTCGCGGTAACAGTTCCGGTGTATGCGTATTTTGCAACGCCACCGATTCCATCTGTGCCGTACAGGTGGATAATGTCAACCTTTTTATCTCCCAGCTTTTCGATGTTTTCCAGATATTCTTTTGCAAGGTTTCCGGTGATTTCCCGGGAATCCGCTGTCTTAATACCTTTCTCAAATGTCTGCTGTGGGTCTTCCATCGTGGTTGACTCAACCGTGTTTGGTGGAGATGCCGGAGATGGAATAGACTTTGCAGCAAGTAAAAGGTTGTAAGTCCCTGCAAAGTCGGCTTGTTCCGCTGTGTGCTCTTTAATAATCACACGCGACTTATAACTTGTTGATGCCATGATTTTCTGCTTCCTTTCTGCCTCGCGGCTATGCTAAATTTTCATACGCTCCAATAATTCGCGATACGCGAAAAGTTGCCGTGCGCACTTGCTTGGAAATCGTGAACACAGCATTTGAAACATCAAAATTTTTTGATTTAAAAAAGGACACTGCATACTCTGCAATGTCCTTAATCTTTTCCCTTCTTCCTTTATTTGTTATTGTAATTTGAAATGTTGGGCGAATTGCGTTAATAAAATAAGACTCTGTATCTCTCCCGGCTTCTGTAAATCCAATCTGTTGTATAAGAAGTGTTGGAAAAACAGGTGTTCCGTTCGATTCCTCGTCCTGCGTTACCTTGATTCCGATTTCTTTGCTTTCCATGTAAACTTTCAGCAATCGGTAAACGGTATCTTCAAAATCAAGTGCCCAACTATTTAACTCATTTTCCACCGAATACCTCCCTTGCAATCTTTACATACTGTTGAATAATCTGTTGTTCCGCATTGTACATAGGCATTGTGGCTTTGATACCGTGGGTATAACGCCATGTTTCGGTCTTATCGTCCCAATAGTACCAACCATCTTCAAAAGCGTGTATTTGCCCCGGATACGTTCCGACACCGAATCCGAGTTCCGGTGTTTTTGGGTTCTCTTTGGAGTTATAAAAAATACCGGCTCCAAACTCTACCGCCAACAAAGTATAGAACGGTTCTCTATCTTCTGATGTTACCGTTTTTCCGGTTGCAATCAGAATCGCGTTTGAGGTCATTAACTGTGGTGCTTTATCTACCCTTACCGTTATCGTGTTCCCTATTGGAGATTTCGATATTTGTTTTATTGCCACCGTCTGACCTTCCTGTGCAAGCCTAGAAACAAGTAAATCGCATTTAGCCTGTAAACTATCGCGGTACTGTTCTAATTTCTTTATAGCGTCTTGTATGGACTTAGTGGATAGTGTCATTGAAATAGGTTTTGCCATATCCTGATACCTTCATAGCATTTTCTACTGCTTCTCTTACTCCTTCTGAAACTGATTTCACAATCTCTTCGTGGGTTATCGGAATGTCTTTCTTATCTCCAATTTTTCCAACAAGTTCTACCTCGTTTCCACCATAACGATGCAATTTTCCGTCTTCTCCCATTACAGTCATACACATTTCAATCTCCCTCCATGCAATCACCTACTTAATATTCTTCCGAAGAAGAAACAAATCCGTGGTCAGTCCTTCATCAGCAACGCCTTTTACGATGTAATCTGCGGTTTCTGAATCCACAAGTCCATCATCAGTGCGTTTGACTTCCGAACGTTTCCACACCACATCACCGGCTTTCAGTGGCAAATATCCTTTATCCGTGACAAGCTGACAGTATGATGTGCTATCATCAATTCCAAATTCTTTCACAAGGGCTTCTGACAACTTATTGCTGATATTTGCTCGGAATGTCGTAGGTTCTGAAAACCCTTCAACTTCCTCACCTTTTGGAATCTTGTTGCCTTCGGAATCTAAATAAGGTACAAAGTTCCCATCGGAATCCTTGTACCCTTCATAGACAATATCTCCATTTTCGTCAGTTTGTGGAATGAATACCCTCTGACCGGATTGAGAATACTTCATTTCCTGCTTGTTAATGTCAAGCATTGATGTTTTCCTCCGGGATTCCGGCAACACTCGTCAGAAGTGATAACACTCCGGCAAGGACTGATGCAGAAAGAACATATTTCCAATCCACCGCACCCATAAATGCCGCCGTTCCAATTCCGGCAATCGCCGCCTGCGCAACAGTCTTGATTGCTCGGATTCCGGCTTTCTTAGTCCAATCCTTCCAATTCCTCATGGTTTTTATCTCCTTTCCCTATATGAATCTCTTCAATCTCATGTTTCATTTTCGTAACCATTCCGTTTCCACCTAACGCGTGGTACGCATCATACATCTCGCAAAAGTTCTGATAGGCATATGACGGTATTTCTCCGATTCTGGTGTACTTTGCATGGTATTCAATAAGTTGGACGCGCAAAAGAAGCATTGTTCCTTTACTGTTCGCGTCCCTGCTTTTCTTTTGCTGTTTAAGAAGCCAAACTATATATCCAAGCACTATCGGAAGTGCCACAAGATAAGTTTGAATCAAAATACTTTTCATTTGAATCTCCTTTTGGCGCACTGCCCACCACCGCTTAATGTGCGCCGCCTGCAACCATAATGGTCACGCTCAATCTTCTTTAATTACATTGCTTTTACAAACGGAAACACTCCAACAAAAAGGCTTTCACGGTCTTTCCATGTCCGGCTCACACCGTTTTCTGAGAAACTTGCCATGTATGCTTCTCCTGCCTGCGACCGGTCGTACACTGCCAAATTGACCATAATGTTTTCATAGTTCTTAACATCACTGTCAATCTGGTCTTGCGTGTATGTGTCCGGATAGTTCCGTCTGCTGATAATCTCTTTTCTTGCCTGCTCTAAAAGCTGTTCAATCAAAGGGTTACATTCTTTTTCATCAAACACAACTTTATCGGACTTCTCCCCGGTTGTTTCGTCCTCTACCTCTTCTATATGAAATTGTTTTAAACGAATTTTTACTTGTTCGACAAGTGTGTATGACATAAGCGATCTCCTACAGATTAAACTTTGCAATCAGAATTTCTTTCAGTTCCGCGCCACTTGTCGCTTGTGCGTTTTCAATTCCATGCTCTGCGGCAAGTTTTTGCAAGTCTGCGGTACTCATTCTGTTGATTTCGGTCTTTGTATACCCAACGGAAGGTGCCGGAGAATTATTCTCCGGCACCTCTTCTCCTGCGTTATACCATTTACCATTATGAATCACTATATATGGATATTTCATAGTTGCACCCCCTACTCTTCGCTATGAACCTCATATACGAATGTGCTATCCATATTCTCGTATGATGGAAGTACAACCTCGGATGCGAATGTTGACATCTTCATAGGTGGTCCATACTCTGTCTTTGTAGCGACTGTAATACCTACACCATATGTTGTTACATCAACATCAGCTACCTGTCTTGCAGTTCTTTCTTCCGGTGTAGTGCCAAACCAAGTGCTGCCAAGGCTGCCTTCTGGAAGAAGTGTAACCTTGTTATCCGGGTAGAAGTACTGTTCTTTGCCATCATCATCAATGTACATCTTATCGTAAAGTACGGTAGTGAGCTTCGCCCTCTTCTGTACCACCGAAATAACAGTATCATCGTCAACCTCAATAGTTGCTGTAAGGTTCTGTGCAAGAATTGAGTTTCTTATTTGTGCATTGTCAAGCAGATATTGGAATGTATTGCTGTTCATAAGTGCGTATCTAGCAATCTTACCCTGCTTCTGTAACTTCTTTCTTGCATTGTTAAGGTCTGTAAGTGGCTTTGAATTAGCTGTATCGCTCCACATGCTTGTGCCGGATAACTTTGCGTAATGGTCTTTTGCGTATGAGCCATCCTTATCGTAATCATAAGCGTACTGAACGCCATCACTTACAATAGCAATTACCGGATGACCTGCATTTGTAGAAAGAAGCGACATTCTCATACGCTCCGGTACAACTTCCGCACCGCTTACAAGGTTGTTAGTATCGTCATATACGCTTGATAAAGCACTCGCAAGGTAAGGGTCGTCTTCTGATTGAATACGCTCGATTTCAAGCATTTCCTCTTCACCAACTGTCATTCCCTCACGGAAAAATGCCATCTGCGTTTTTTCCTTACTTAATCCGCCTCTAGCTCTAAGAGTTGGGATTGTGTCAAAGTTGGATGGCGCAAGAGAAACCGGAAGTCCTTTATGTGTCTTAATCCAGCTTAAATCAAGCCCCTGCTTCTTTCTTTCTGGAAACCACTGTAAACCAAGATAAGGTATCTGATTACTAGCGTTTTCTGTTGCCGATAATGCGATAGACTTACTGTCTAATACTTCATTAATTAACATCTATTTACCTCCTGTTATTATTCAAATACAATCATTGGAAGAGCTGTCTTAACTGTTGCGTCATATGTAACGCCGGAATGTGCTTCTGCTACTTTCGTGTTAAGATATGCTTTCTTAAGCAGTACTCCCTGTGGTCTGTCCTCTGTTACATCAAACCTTAAAATGCCCACTACTGTAGCTGTATTGTCAGCCTTGCCGTTTGCTCCGATTGGAGTACCTGCTTTGACAATCTTCTTGCCCTGTGCGTTTTTAGTTGTCACGCCATCAAAATCAAGTGTTAATGGGATTGCTTCATTACGATCTCTCTTTAAAATCTGAACATCTCCTGCGTATGAAGTCTTTTCGTACTGCATATTCATTTCCTTTGCCATTTCTTACCTCCTGTTATTGTTGAATGTAATGTGATAAAACGTCATTGTTCTTAGGTGCATTAGATATAAGGCTTTCTGCTATCTTTTCAGCATTTGTCTTATTATCTGTACCGGCTTTATCGCCGCCAGCCGTTCCGCCGCCCGGATTCGTACTGCCATTTGCAATCTCCTGTTCCTTGGCTTGTGCCGCAGCGGTCTCTTTTTCAGAGATAATCTTTCCAAGAACGTCATAATCAAAACTGCCATCGTCTTTTACAATCTGCGCTGCCTGTTCTGCGGTAACATTAAATTTAGATGCGGCATTGGCTCTCTGCGTGGCTATTGCCTGCGCTTTTTCAAGTTCCGCGATTCTCGCATTGGCTTTTTCGAGGTTCTTATTTGCCTGCTCGACTTCCGTGAGCTTTCCCTGTTCGATATCATCGAGTTGCTTCTGCAACTCTTCTGCTTTGTCAGCCTTTGTCTTGTACTCGTCAGCCTTTGCTTTGGCTTTCTGTACGGAACTTCCGTAATCTGCCATGATCTTGTCCGCGTTTTCCTCGCTTAATCCCATAGCAATCAGATCTTCTCTCTTCATTCATTACCTCCGATATGTCATACGAATTTTTATACGGTGCAACGACACCGAACGACATTGCTGATTTTTACGCTCACAACTTTGCGAATTTTTATAAAATAAAAACAGCCGCCGATTACTCGGTGACTGTCTTATCTTCAAATTTATTATTTTGTTTTATGCCACTTGTCGGCACCAGTTGGGGTTTCTAAAGCTCTTTCTGTTGACCACCCTCGTTTTATTCTTGAATATAATACTTTAGGGTCAAATCCTAGATGCTTCGCCCATTCAGAAACTGTTTTTGTTTCTCCTTTGTATGTCAAATACCTCTTACCTGCGTTTGAATTTTTCTTTACTTCGGTAGTCAGTGCCTTTTCTGCTGAATACCCGTTATTCAATCTCCAACGAATAGTTGATTCTGATATTCCTACTTCATCTGCCCATTCTTGTAAGCATTTTGTCTTTCCTTGATATTCAAGAAAGATAGTATTTGTTCTATTATTAGCTTGGATTTTTGCATCTGTAAATCTGCAATTATTTGGCTCATAATTACCATTTACATCTATCCGGTCAATACTTTGTTCTTTTTGGTGTTTATTTTCATCAAAACCATTTTCGTAAGCCCATTTCGCAAAGTTCCTCGCCCCGTCTTTCCCTAACCATTCCTCGCATACTTTAATCCCTCTCCCACCGTATTTCTCATACTTCCCATCATTAGGATTGTAGCACCTTGCTTTCATGCTTTCCCAAGTTTTATAAACTCTTTTACCTGTCAACCCATGTGTAACATGTCTTGCCATTTTCTTATCTGGCATATAATCATCTCCTTTACATGTATTATATCATAGTTGCTAGCAACTTGCAAGTTACTTGACAATTACTTGATGGTAATTTATACTACACAAAAAGAGGTGATAATATGCCGCAAGGAAAAATTTCAGAAAGTAAAGTTAAAACTACAATTGTTATGGAAAAGAAGCTTAAATCTTCTCTTGAGATTATTGCAAAAGAAGAAATTCGCTCTCTTAACAATCTCATGGTTAGTATTTTAACTGATTATGTAAAAACAAGAACCGATAGGAATTAGCTTGTCGGTTCTTGTTTTTTTGTATTCTCATTTTCTTTTTTTACCATATCTACTGTTTTATACAAAACATCGAAATATGGCTTTGATTGTATAAATACTTTTTCGGCATCTCCCCATAATCCACAAGTAGATACTGCTATTCTTGGATTTATTCCAGCTTTTAACATTTGATCGAGTGCTTGCGTTTTTGTATATAAATTATCAAGAGGACTATGGTTGATTTGAACATCAAAATCTCTTGCCGTAAGCCCTAAATCATGGTCTTTAATTCTTATTACGTTTAATATTACTTTAGCCAATCTCTTTTCCGATGTTTTTATTATCGGGTCTTTTTGTTTAGCCCTGGTTTTAGAGAAGTCCCATCCTGCCCTTAAAGATACCGCCCCCTGTGTATCACCACCAGAATTTTGCGATTCTCTTGTCGGTATAGCAAGAATGGACTGTGCATTATCCCACAAATCATCCTTTGCGACTTGGCACTCTGTCTGGTTCAGCTCTTGTGTCATAATGTCAACATCTGATTTATTCTGCTCATTATTGGATTTTACCGTCAGCGCATGGGAAATCTTCATTTTTTCAAAGGTTTCCGGGTCAATGTCGCAATTTACAAACTTTATCCAAAACTGAACAAACTGCTCAACGCCATCCATTCTGTTTGACTGCATTGTATTGATTGCATCCAATAGTCCGATCACAAGCTCAATATCAGAAATGCGCTCATGGTTGTTCGGAAACTCAACAATCGGGATTCCGCCAAAGCCATGCAGTTTCCAATCTCGAACCTCTCCATTTACAATCTTGCATTCGTAAGAGTCCGTGTAGCAGAGTTTATACATCTGTCCATCGGCATCCTTAAGCTCTTGGATTGCTAAAAGTGGTTCTTCCGTGGAACGACTGTAGATAACAAACGTATTCATTGGCGTAGGTGCAACAATTCTAAATGGTATATCTCCATCAGCGATTTGCACCGCCTTAAATGACGTTCCGGTTGCTGACTGCCACTCTCCGGCTTTAATATCCTTTTCCTGCTTGTTAGCATCGGTCAGATAGTCATTAAATTCGTCAACCGCATTGTTTATCCGGTCATCGTCTTTCCGGCTGATAAGCTGAATCGGCTCACCGTAAGTCTGACCTACCTTGAATTGAACAATCTCATAGGCGTGATTTTCAGATACCTTATTGGTTATATCCGCATTTTGTATCTTTGTTCGGTACAATACCGGCTGATCGCCCTTGTAGTAGTGCCACAGATACCGGATAATCGTCTTGTTGAAATAGAATGCACCAATGCAGTTTCCAACAACCTTCACGATGTTGTCTGCCGTAATCTGTTCAACGTCAGCATATGCAATTTTTCTTCCATATCTGCCTTTTACAAGGTCGTGAAAATACTGTGTGTTCATATAAATAAAACTCCGCTACTGCAAGCACGCTCCGGTATTGGCTTTGTTTCAACTTTTCCTGTTGCCACGCGATAAATTACAAGATGATTGCATTTTTTACATTTGCATGGATGATCTATCGTAGATCTTCCATCATAATGTCCGGCAATTCTTCCACAATCCGGGCAATATATAGTTACTTTTTCCATAGAAGTCTCTTTCTTGTAAATAAAAAACACCGCCATTTCTGACAGTGCCTTTTACGGGTTATATGCTTTGTGGGTTGTAGGATTTTGTTTTTCTACTCTTTTAGTATACCATGCAAGTTTTGGGAAATGTTGTGAAAGAATGTGAACTATTGTGCACTTTTATGCACTCTTTTCAGAATAAAGCTGTCCATAACGTCTTTCAAACTCCTGCAGTGCTCTTTTCCTAAGTTTCATAATGTTCCTGTATGAATATTTCATCTCAACGGAAATCAAGTTCCAATCTTTTCCATTGACATAATGTGATGAAAGCACGATGTACACATCTGTATTATCCATACTGTCAATTTGCGATATGATAATCCGTCTTTTATCAACCAATTCATCTACAAGCGTCTGAATTTCGTTCTGCAGATCAACAATTTTTGATACCGCACTTCCCATTTTGTCGGGATTTCCGGATGATTGCACATCCACCTCTTTCGGAGATATGGATATAGATGTTGCCATATCGGATAGCCTTTTGATTTCTTCCAGCTTATTTGCAATCGCATGGTCAATTCTGCTTATCTGTGAAAGATATTTGTCTGTTGTCATATCCTAATACCTCCTAAATGGGTTTACTGCCGCTTCTACCTTTGCTTGTGTTCCGCTTCGCATCTCGTTCTCAAACAAAGCAACTGAATCCGGTGCATCATCATGCTTTACTTTTCCACTTCTTGTCATGGTTGTAAGTTCTTTCATAAACTTGTAATATTGGCTCTGCCTGTCCATTTTCTTGAAATCGCGAAAATAATAATCACGAATGATATTATCTCTCGCATTTTCCATTCGAGTTATTTTGTTTGAACAATTAAACTTGAATCGCGCGCTACATCTTCCGCCTTGCTTTTTTACAATTTCCATTACATCTCGACCAAAATATTCTCCGGCACTGTTACTCTCGAATGTAACCGTCTTTACGTTGTGCTTAATAAGCATATTTGCGCATTCCGGCTTGGTAAACTGTGTTCCGGCATTGTCGAACACTACATCTACGATATAAACCTCGTTGCCGTACACATAGCCAATTGGCATTGAGCAGCTATCTTCTCCCTTATCTGCACTATCACAAGCCGCCATAATTGCATCTGGTTCTCGATCAATAGGAAGTTCCTCAAAATAATTAAGCTCATTCTCCGCAAACATTCGCCCTCTTGCTTCAAATGGTTCTTGTTGGAACTCTGCCGCCCACGTTTCTTCCGAAACAAGTTTTCGTTCCTTTTGGTAGTAAACGGTTGTGAATATCTTCCGCAATCCCTTTTTATCTTTTCGATAAATCTCCCAATTGCTTTCATCTGTGATTGGGTCAAGTGCCGGAATCGCAACTTCTTTCCATCTCCACTCCAATTCATCAGCTTTATTTTGTAAAGCCGTAATTGGGTCGTACAAGCTGTATTTCGTTCCCTGTATGATAATAGGTGTTCCCTCTAATCGTCTACCAAGAACATCATCTGTTACTTTCTCGCAAAGAAACTCTAATCTATCTCTATTTCGTGCTTCCTCATGGTTTTTAACACAGTCATCAATATAGACAAGTACATTTGCTTCGGTACATCCTACGATTGCACCATCAATCGGACGGCATGTAAATGTCGGGAAGATATTTTTGCTCTTAAGGTCGATTGATAGATTTTCAGCACTTTTATAGTCCTTTTCGCCTATCTTTGTTGCTTCCGGGAAAACACTTAAGAATCTGTTGTAAGTGCTTTCTGTTTCAAATCCTTGCAATAAGCCACCATAAAATCGCTTAACAAGTCCCTCGCCTTTTCCAACGCCGAATATACTTCCGTCCGGGTCGCGTCCACCCATCATCTGTGCCAATTTCAGACCGCCTGTTGTTTTTCCGGTTCTTTTCGGTTGCGATACAGACAAAAAATCCAATTTCCCATCGTAAATCTCCTGGTATGCTCCGACTACAGGTTGTAGCACTTTTCTTCTTGGGAAATAAAATCTTTTCCACGGATCCTTTTCATCAATTTCAATGTAATAAAAAAAGCTGTCCACAAGGTAGGCTGATTCATACATCAAAACATCGTAGAATTGTTGAAGCACCTTGTATGTCGTATCATGTTCTCCGGCATACACTTCTAGGTCTGCAACTCTGCCACCTGTATATTGCTTGACATAGCTTGCTATAAGTTGCTTTGCCCTTGCGGATATTTTCAATCCATAATCAACGTCATGTTCTGTCCTTAAGGCAACCGCTACGGCTTGTATGTATGCATCTATTACCTGTTCATCAACGCCTTTTCTTTGTATGTAATTTTCATATCCATTTACTGCATTGATTAACTGCTTTGAAGCCAAATAAAAAGCACCTCCGCGAAAAGCAGAAGTGCCTTGACCTCTGCCTATAACTGTTTTAGGGTAGCGACTAACTCTATCTGTCAGCCGGTTGTCTTTTAATTGTAATATACCATTTTGTGGCACAATGGGCATCCACACTTGTAGTTATCGCCTTCCCTTTGATCTCCACAATATTCATATTCAGTCTTTTCCGCTTCAAAAACGGTTTTGCAATTCTTACACTCAAACTTTAAAGGTTTTCTTTCGTACCTAAGGCTGCCTTCTTTGATTATTTTCATTTCCAATGCACCTTGAACCCTTTCTTCTTATACTCCCCTACGGCTTTTTTAAGTCTCATATCGTCCTCATATTTTTCATTCAGCATAATCACCACATTACCTTTTTCAATGCCGTATATGTTGCAATTTGCAAGTTTCTTAGCCGTTCCAAGGATAGCCTTTGCCTGTTTGCTGCTCATTTCATAGGTTTTGGTTCCCATATTAACGATCATTTCTCATAAACCTCTCAAAATCTTCCATACATTTATAACACAAGTCGTATGTGGTATTTAAAGTGCCATTCCTTGTAATGGAATTTCCGCACAGTATGCCTTTTTCAATTTCAGCACCGCACCTATCGCAAGTACACCATTCTTTTTGATGTTTCATATAAATCCCTCACTTATCACATTTGATTCCCGGAATGAATGTCCCTTTACCTACACAAGCATCTTCAAAAGTCGTAATTTCTATTGAACATCCGCAACTAACCGGGTCTAATGGACAATTTTCATGATTAATACATGTGCATAAAATTTCTTTTTCCTGTTTCATCATTTCACCAACTTTCAAACTAACCCTAGCATGCATAAAATATCAAGTTCCGATATTTCTTTTGCACCCTCTCTTGTGTGCGCAAGAATTTCTTCCGTCGAGCATTTTTCCATATCGTTGCACTTACTCTTATCAAAATTTCTCGAAAAACAGTAATGTAGACAATACCCATATCCGACTCCAAGTATAGTACCATGAATACTTTTACAGACAACATTGTAATTTTCTGTTTTTAAAATATCATGTTCTCCATCTAAGAAACATTCTTTTCCGTTGTTATCCATTTTCTTTTTGAGATATTCAAGAAAAATTCTCATGTCTTTTTCTGAATCGGAAATATACAAAATAGAATCCTTCTCTCTGTCATCAATTATTTGTTTCGATTCATTACCACAGTGTTCATACATATTACGTCAACCTTTCTAAGCACCGTTCATAAACATATTTCCAAAATGCAAATCATTTAGTGCTTTTTCTAATTCGTCTTTGTACCGAAATGGGCTTAAAGGGCTTTTTATTTCTTCCCTCAATATAGGTGCCATATTGTCTATCAAAATGTCTTGTGTAGCGCTTGCACAATTTTGCGGTGGCAAATCCGCTAAAGCGCATAACTCCATTCTTTTATGGTCACATTTTTCAGATTTTGGGCAACTTTTACATTTTTCTGCTAATTTACTTAAAGGTTCTGCCATCATTCCACCAACTTTCTGCCACAGATAGGGCAAAAATTAATTTTTACGGCTCCTGCAACCTCTTTTCCATCGCTATTGTCGAAAATCATGTTATTTTCAGCTCCAAAAAGGACTAAATTTCCTTTACCATCAATGATTTTCTTTTTATTCCGACAAAAATCACACATTCTTACGCCCCCAATCATAGCAAAAATCGGAATCCTCGTGAGATTCCGTGTTTTTTGTTTGATATAAATATTCCACAATGTTTTTATCATACTCACACATAATTTTGCGTAAATATTAACCTCGAATAGCAGCACATGGAATCGAACCATGTCAGATCAAACCATGCCAACCGCTTTCAAATCTGCAATTTCTAATCACGGAAGGGTTTTCTGTTACCAATAATGCCGCTACCATCCATAAGTCTCCCATCGACCGGAACTATTGCAGTAGCACCCGACTAAGTGGAGATAAGGATAAACGCAGATATTCGGACTCGAACCGAAACACCGTTTCCGACTACTGACTGTTTAGCAAACAGTTTCCTTGCCAATTAGGATTATATCTGCACGCGCCGGGCATGGAAGTTCCCTGCCCGAACCATTCCTTGCGTTTCAGAATGGCACGGTGCTACTAACACCGCTCAATGGCTTGTGGCGGTATCGAGCCGCCCTATACAGATTTTCAGTCTGTCGCTAATCCATCTCAGCTAACAAGCTATGTCGTGTAGTTTCCGTTTTTCCTTGCTCCACACTACACTAAGTGCAAGGTTCTTTTAGTCAGCGGTTACCGCCATCTTTTGAATGACAACCGCTCAATCCAGTTACCTGTGCTAAGTTTAACCGGTATATTGATTAGCACCTGCATTTCTGTAATAAACACACTAGGGGTGTACTGGCAACATCACCTGTGGGGATTGCAGGAATCGAACCCGCGACACCCCGGATATAAGCCGTGTCTTCTACCACTGAATTAAATCCCAATACAATGATCGGTACGAGATTTGAACTCGTGTTACCACCGTGAAAGGGTGGTGTCTTACCGCTCGACTAACCGATCATAACCGCCACAAGACGGTTAGCAATATGTTTTACGTGCTATGCGTTACACGATCATGCGCCGTTGGATAGACGCATGATAGAATACCACCGGACGGTCTCGCACCGCCATTAACAGAATCGTCCTAGTGGCGAAAGGAGGAACCCACATGCTTGAATCACTCAACCAAGGGTTCAAGTACGTATGGAAAACATACGTGGCTACATGAAACGTCAGCATGTAACCAATTAGACTACCGGGATTCGAACCCGGAATACAGGAATCAAAATCCTGTGCCTTACCGTTTGGCGATAGCCCATCATTTCCAAATGACCATAATATTCATTGCAAAAATCGCATATGAAAGCAAATACCCCATTGCGTTTGAATTGTCTTTTTGTTTTACCTGTCCTCTCATAAGTCCCAGTATTACGAGGGCATCTGTCGCTGTTGCAATAACTTTCAAAGCCATATCAATATCTCCCATCCTCAAAGCTGTGTTCCTGTTTGAATCGTTCCATTTCATTTACGCTCATACCGAAAAGTCCTGCAGATTCATCAGAGTCCGTATGTTTGAAGTATTCGCCCTGTTGTGGAAACATGAACCGGAACATGGCATAGTTTGCAACGTCACACAGGTATTCAAGGTTTCCGGTCTCTTCAAACTTGGCAAGACACATTTTCAAACTTTCAATTGCATTAACATTTCCTGTGGAGAAGTTCATTCTTGCTGGTCCGTATTTGTAATATGACTGTTCAATCAAACCTTTGCGTTTTTCATCAAAGGTTTCGGAATACTCGGTTTTCATCAACTCATTGCTGCAGCTTGCCATTAAACATCACCTTCCGCTCTGTGGTTTGCTCTTTCAATGTCAAACCCTTCTGGGTAACGCGCCTTAAGCTTGTCTACGTTCATTTGCATGATTTCATCAAGGCTCCAGCCGAAGGATTCGCAAAGCATTGCAAGATACCAACAAATATCGCCAGCTTCTTTCTTTGCGTGTTCAATATCAAGCTGCTTCTCATGGAAAATCCATTTTTTGATTATGTCGTTAAATTCTCCAACTTCACCGGATAGTCCGAGACAAGCATTGAAAATACCGCCAAGGTCATAATCTTTCAACGCAGATGCAATATTGTTCTTTTTGCAAAATTTAAGCAAATCAAGTTTATCCGAAATTCTTTCTGTCGCCTTGTGGTTTTTCGTACGCATGGCTAATGTCTGATACTCATTTCCGGTCATATATCATTCTCCTATCCGAAACACTCTTTTTTGTTTTTAAAAAATTTTTGGAAATTTAGTTGCGATTCGCAACGTGAAAGTGAATTGTTATAAATTTATTATAGCCTATTTACGGCGAAAGTCAATGGGTGTTGTTGTAAGTGGCTTTTTATTTTTTGAGGTATTTAAGGGACTTAGTAGCCGTCCGGTGGTCTTTCTGTCAGACCCCCTCCCCATCCTTTTCTTGCAAACATGGGAATCTAAAATATTTTCCATTTCGTTTTGTTGTCATTGTGTGAAAATCAAATTGTTTTAACACAATTCATATCATACCCTTGCAACTATTCGCAAAACCTAACTTTTCCGAATAGTTCACGAATAGTTAAAACGCTACAACCCTTGATATTACTACATTTGTGAATTGTAGAATAATCACGCACAATTTAAACTGTATTATTTGCCACTGCATCTGTGAATTGTGTGTCGATTGCGTGCAATTCTTGGCTCTTTTTCTCGTCCAGCCTTGGCAACTCCTGCGCTGTGATTGCCCTTCTTTGGGTGGCATTATCTCCAATACCTGGCTGATTCATTCCGAATTCGTTATTTCCCACGAACATAGTGCCTACAGGGCTGTTGGAGTCGTACGCACGATCTAGTATACAATCCTTGCGTGATCGTTGCAATTTTTGCCACATCTTGAAAGCCAACGAACTTGGTTCTTCTGTACTCCATATATCCATTGTGTTTGTAGGTATATTACAAAAATAACTAAATGCCACTGTACTTACCAACTTGCTGTATACATTGGATATATATATATAATAATCACAAAGCTTATATAATACCTCTCTATCATACCTGTTACAGTTAGTCGGTATAGTTGCATTACCAAGGGGACTTAAGCTCTTGTCTTTTAATACTTTCGTATCTGGGAATAAATGCATACCAACATACTGCATAACAGCTTTCCATTGTCTCTGTCCAGCTTTTAACAAATCTTCGATGTGAAATTCTATACAAGCGTTGTCTATTAAATCCTGTACAGTTGATGTGTATATCTGTACTGTACCTAGATCCACTATAAGGCTTGTTAAATCTACGCTCTCTACATCCTGCATATATTCACACCTCCAATCTGTTAATCTCTCTGCTTTTGGTATACACTATTTCCGGGTTTAAAGTCAAGCCTTTATTTTTTACGGTGGTATTATATACTTACGCCGCGCGCGTATGCGGATATACACTTACTATAAACCTATAGGCTTTAGATACAGTGTATTATTATTAATTTAAAAGATTAAGAAAAAGAGAGAGAAAGAGAAACATAGTTCTGAAAAAGCGACGTCAGACGATTATCTCGCCTTATGTCAAACGATTGTCAGACGATTTTTTGCAAAAACTGATACTATTCTATCATTTTTGTACTTGTCAAAGACCTGACAAACCTAGCCTTGTTTATAAAAATTTAAGAAAAGTTTTATAGTTTGTTTACGGTTTTTCGGAGATTTTGTAAGATATGCCCGGATACGTTGTTGATTTTGGATATGGCAAAAAGAAAAGGCGGCCGGAAAAGCTGCCCTTTGTTTAAAAATATTTACTTGCGTTCTGTCCGATCTGATGATAGACTATAGATATGTCGCACGGCATGGACGCATGCCGTTGTGGTTCCAACAGCAATTCCGGCGGACAGGGATTGAAACAATTTTATTTTGCATAATGCCAAGACTTGGCACTTGTCGCGCGTGGTGGATGCTCTGCGCGTGGTATCTGGAGCAATTCCCCGGATACAAGGATTGAAATAATTATATTCTCAGTGATGAAAATGAGTGGGTCAGATTCTTAATCTTTCCCACTCGATTTCTTTTAATGTTTGCCGATTGTCTGTATAATACAGCCAAAATCTCCAGCGCGATATATATTTATCTCCTGTGCATTAACCCGGTATGTCAATTCGTCATCATCATAAATCTTGAGCCAGTGCTTAAAATCAGCAACTTTTTTATAATGTGCACCTATCTCCGCGTCCTCGTCAACGACGTACGCCATGTAGCTTCCATCTTCGCCAAAATCAAGAGTGCTTGTTTTCAATCCGTTTTCATCGCATCCGACAAGTATTAATGCCGCAATATCGCTTGACCCTATAAACCTTTTCTCGTATTCTTTGTAGTTCTTCATTTTATGTTTTCCTCTCTTTCTTGTCTGGTTAATATAAATGTTGTTAAAATATTTTCTTGACTTTTGAATTATTACATGTTATTCTAAATCACGTAAGTTTTGGAAGATTAGGTTTAGTACCTTCAAATTTACGTGACTGTTGCCGGTGGATAATCCACCGGCATTTTTAAAACTTGTATTTGCCGGTTTCATCAAAATCAGATTCCTCAATTTCAACAATCTGATTTTCGGTTTCGCGCATAAATTTTTGATAATACGCTTCTCCGTTCCGGGAAAGTATTAATTCATACAGTTCCCTGTCAGATAATTTCTTTCCATCCAGAAAATCATCTACTTTTTCGTAATCAAGTTCGCCACTCTCGTCTTTAAAACCGGCATCATCAAATGATTTCCCGTATTTTTCCAAGAGTGCCGTATCATAAAGGGGGAAATCTGGATCGCTAATTATTCCTCTTCCGTCCAGCGCATCGAAAAGCTCCTTGAAACTTTCCGCTTCCTGCTCATATTCCACGAGTCCATTCACACTTGTTGCCTTCCATCTAATCATGTTCCGTTCTCCTTCCCTTATTTGCAAGTTACGTCAACCCAGCAGTGGTACTGACCACACGGCAATCTATCTTGCCAATCCGAAAAATTTCGGTTGTGCGGGCAGTCAGAACAACAGTGGCTGTTCTCCGGATTGCAATCAAAATCTTTGACAGCTTCGTTCTTGGCAACGTCCGGCTGGTTCAGCCGTTCTTCCGTTACCCAGCCAAGCCCCGCGTAAAAATACACGGTTATTCCGTTTTCCTGCTTGCTTTTCAAACCCTCTAATTTCAACATCCGTACTCCTTTCGGTGCTCTATTTCTTTGATCTGTCTATACTATAACATTTTGTGCCTTATATGTCAACAGTTTTTTGTGCCTTATTTTAAAATTTTTTCGTCATGCTCCAGCTTTTCCGCGACTGCAAGTTTAATAAAGTCGTTTGCGCTCTTGTACCCAAGCTTTTCTATGCGATCCTTTGTGCCTTTTGCAAATCTGCAATTAACACGCTCAAACTTATCATCATATCTATAGATTGCGCGCCTTGTTGCTTCTGTTGTCTTACGTTCCATGCTCTGCACCTCTCTTTCTATGTTTGTTACCATTATAGCATTTGTGCCTTATATGTCAAGGGAAAGTTTTCTTTCCTTATATAATGTTTCATGCGATTTTGTGCCTTATACATATTTCACAAGTAAAATTATGTTTTGTGCCTTATATTTTGTATATTATGCCTATTGCTTTTGTGCCTTATATTTACTATAATACAAGTATCAAATGAAGCACAGAAAACAAAAAAGGCGGTCACTCCTACCAAGAACGAACCGCCACCAATCAAAAAAAGAAAGGTAGCTATATTATAGCACAGGTAAAAAGAAATGAGAAGAACAAATAGCAAGGAAGTAAAAGCAGCAGTTAGAAATTATTTAACAGAGGTCGCACAGAGTGAAGATCTTAACACGATCAAGGACATTAAGGAGAAATTTATAAATGAATACGGCTGGGCAGTCGCAAGACTTGGAGAGCGCAACGCTTGTATTGAATGGCTTAGAGGTTTAGGCGTTGGCGTTGCATATAGTTATTATGATATTATCCGGCTTATGGCTGAATGGTTAGACGAAAGCACAGAAGAAGCCGAAAAATGGCTTGATAAACGCGGCGATGGTCTTTATTGGGACTTATTAGCAAGGGAGATTTTAGCAAGCAAATAATTAGCAAGGTTGGCGTTTCCGGGGTTCGATTCCCCGGCTTGCTTTTACCCGGAGCAACCGGAAAAATTTAGAATATGGAGGACTTGAAACCATGAAAAGAACGCTATACGAATTATTTATGAAATGTGATTGGAACGCCTGCCGTGTACCGTGGAGAATATACGGCGAAAACAATAAATTGATCTGCGCAAATTACGGCGCAGAAACCGGGAATGAATTTGACGATATGCAAGTAAAAAGCTACTCATACAACAAAAACAAGAATTATGTACGAGTTTATGTAAAGTAACCAACCGCCGCAGAGGATGCGCGCCGGATCACTACCGGCGGCGGTTTTATGAAATTGAAAAGGAGAAATAAAAAATGAATGAAAATAACTATGTTTTGCACGCAAAAAACGGCGTTGTGCTTGTGACAGAATCGCAAGCAATTAACAACGCGCTAGATCAAGAAAAAAGTGGCGTTATTCCGCGTTACTCATTCCTGGATTATAAAACCGGTGAAAACCTCACACCGCCCGGATGGCTCGTGTGGTCAACTTTTGCGGACGGATGCGGCGTTGTGTACCGCAGATCTGACGGAAAAATGATCGTAACAACAGGATTTCAAGGGGATTTTGTTGTAATTTAAGGCGGTACCATTCCGCCTTTTTCGCGTGCTTGGTGCATCCGTTCCGGTTCGATTCCGGGAGCGCGGACTACATGGAAATCGGTTTCCATGCGCAAATTGACAAATAAACACAATATAAGGAGGTGGGAAAGATGGGAAAATATGAGTATATAGGAAAAAGGGAAATCATGCGCCGGGTGTCTAACCTTGGTTATCTGGAAATATCCGGCAAAACGTGCGGCTACTCGAAGTTCGAGGGTGTGGAATGGGTGGAGTCTGCAAAAACCAAAATAACCGTCCAACGTGGCGGTGACTGGATGCAGATCACGCAAAGACCGGAAAACATAACACACACTTACAGCCGGTACGACGGGAAAAACTATCTTGACAAGTGGTAAAATGCGGTCTATGCTAGACTATAACTACAGCCGGGCAAGCGTCTTCTGGCGTTTGTCTGTGATCGGCTATAACATCAAATATCATCAATGAATTATCTATATATAGCATAATATATGGTGTATTTGTGTTATTTGCGGAATGTCGAAGATAATTGCACGTTTGTTACACGTTTTTGGAAATCCGTGAAAATGGAATCTTGACCCCAAAAACGCTACCCCAGGGGGGTACAAAAAAATTACGAAATATTTTTTGGGGCGCTGGAAAAATTTTCTTTCATCAAAAACCCGCCAGTTAGGCGGGTTTTCTTATTTCTTCTCTTTCATTACAATTTCTAAATCAAGCCCCAATGCATCCGCAATCTGTCGCATTTCTTTTTCTGAAAAGTTGTCACGTTTCATTTTTTGCGAAAGATTTTGTGAGCTGGTGTCAATAAGTCTTGCTAGATCGGTCACTCTTAATTCCTTTTCAATAAGCGTATGTTTTACGATTTTTGCAAACAATGTACCGCCTCCTCTCTCTTGACGTGTTTCAATAATATCATAAATAAATTTATTATTCAATTATTTAATTACAAACAATACTTGACAATCACAAAATAAACCGTATAATGTAATTAAAGAGTTACAACAGTAATTGATTAGTTACAGAAAGGGGCACAAATATGGCACAAATAGAACAAACCATCACTACTTTAGAGATTGCAGAAATGATGGAAACGCGTCACGACAGAGTTTTAAGAAAATTGGAAGGACAGGATGTAAGGGGAAAACATACTGCAGGAATCATTGAAATTTTGACTCACCACAATTTAGGTGCGAGTGATTATTTCATTCCGTCTACCTATAAAGATGAATCCGGAAAAGAAAACAAGTGCTACAAAGTAACCAAGTTAGGATGTGATTTTCTTGCGAACAAATTCAACGGAGAAAAAGGCATCGTATTTACTGCCCGATACGTGAAACGCTTTAACGATATGGAGAAAGCCATAAAGAAACCACAGGCGGCATTGCCGAAAAATGATGACCTATTTGCAGATTGTTACATTTCAAAACAGCAATTGGACGCATCACGCGGAGCGTGGTTCAGAAAAAATAATTGGAAATTAAAAATTATCATGGAACAGTTTGGGTGGACGAGAAAATTTTTATATCACAAGATTCTCGTGGAGCTATCTGACATTTACGACTTAGAACTTGAAGAAAAGTTCTACGTGCAGAGGTTTGGCTATAGACCAGAGTACAAATTGGATTTGTTGGATGGCAGTAAAAGTCTTGCCAGACTTGCGACAGGATATATCAACTATTTATTAACAGAAGAAGGAGACTACTAAAATGGATGAATTTATTAAAATTGTATGTTCAAGTCAGCTTGACAATGAAACCGGAAATGCTTTTGTTGAATACTTCTCTCCCTTAACAGAGAAGCTAAAAGGGTTATTAAGTGAAAATTTATATTCAGAGTTTGAGGAACTGCTTTTTAGTTGCTGTGCAAAGAATAATGATTTTTACATGACGGAAGGCGCGAAACTCGCTATGGAAATAATGAAAGGTTCTTACATTCCGAAAGTCTGATACAATTCCGGCGGCAATTCAAACCGCCGGATTTATTTTTGACCTAGCGCAACGATGTTTTCTTTCGTGAAAATCAAAGAACGCGCCGCATAGTCACTTTTGCTCAACTCTTCTATCAGCTTTTCCCTAGTCATATCCGGATTCGTCCGGTGAACGTACTGTAAGAGTTCTGAAATTTTATCCATTATGCAACCTCCATTATTTCAATCAATAGTCTGTCTGCTATTTCAAATACTTCTCTTCCGTATGTAGCCAAGAAGTCCGCTACAATTTCTTCTGTATCAATATCCATGTATACATTATACGAAAGACAGAACGCATGGCATAATTCGTGGCATAACACACGGTCAAGGAACCTTCCGCGTAGATCATCCGCAAGATATATCGTTTTCGTGTCCCTGTCGGTCATTCCTACCGTCCTGCTTCCATCACTTCTCTGTAGCATATCGCTGTAACGCGATACTTTGACCAAATTCCACATTTCATTGTTTATTGTGAACAATTTACCACCTCGCAAACAAAGAGGGCGAAATGCCCTCTCTATTACATTTTCGTGACAAGCGTAGTCAGCTTTGTCTTGGTCAACTGTTTCTCTTCTGGGGACATACCGGAAAACAGTTCGGTCACATCTTCAGAAAGAGATTTCATGTACTTTTCGAGTTCTTTCATCTTTGCGTCCTTATCTTCCGGTGAATTTCCGTTATGCATTTCCTTTGTCTCCATGTAGCTTCTCCGGCTCATACCGGCTCTGCCCTCTCTTGCATCGTGAGTACCGGTACTCATGCCGTTATTTCCGCTCATAGGCTCTGAATAATACATCTTCCCCATACTCATTCTGTCAAGGTCTCTCATTCGGTCGTATTCCGGCATACTCTCCCATTCGTGGTAATCTTCCGGCATCTGATGATAATATGGCGGTTCTACATACCCTCTGCGTGTTCCACGCCCTTTCGGTGCGAATCTTCCGTTTGAGTACCGGTACTCATTGTAGTATCTTCTTCCCGGATAATCCCCAAATTCTTCCACCATGCGCATGATTTCTTCATCTTCAGACTTTTTCATGGCTTCAACAATGTTATAGTCTTTGTCAAAGCATACGATATTCTTTGCAATCTCCGTCCAATCCTTGAGATCATCAAGGTTTTGACCCTCAAAATTCTCAATTCCAATGCCGTCGACGTGGGCTTTCACGCAATCCATAATCTGTTTAGCAAACTTATGCATAATATCAAGCCTCCCTTACTGCAATCAAATTACTGTTCTGTACTTCAATAGCCTGTGTAGATGTATTCTGCACGGCTACGGTACTGCAACAACCGCATGGCACATCAACATATGCTTGTGCTGATACATTAAAGAAATTCTCAACTGCCGCAGGGGTCACGATCATCTTTGTTGACTGTAAAGGCTCTCCGTCTACTGCAATGGCAAGCGAAATCTCTCCAACTGTGCCGCCTGTCGGAATCTGAATGTTGCCGGAATACGATACCAAAAATCTAGCTTTGCACTGATTGGTGATACCTCTTAGCTTGATAATTCCACTTCCCTGTCTGTGTACGATACATTTTGTTCCGTTTACTGCCGTTTCTGTAAATGCAACATCTTCTCCAGCGGCAACGGTTTGTAATGCAATTCCTGTTACTTCCATTATTTTTACCTCTCTTCCATAAAAATAAGGGCAAACATTATAGTCTGCCCTTTGGTTATAAGTAATACTGCATAGCAGACATGATCGAGTTAAACTCAATTAAGATACTCAATTATTTAGTTTTAGCAGCCACATCCTGTGTTGCATCCGCATCCATATGCATAAGCATTTGGGTTAGGTACAACATATGCCGGAATAGCAGACGGATTTACCGCGTTGATAATCTGCTGTGTCTGAGCCGCCATCTGAGTTGTAAGCAGTGCGCTCTGACGATCCTGTGAAGCTGCTCTGCGAAGGTCGTTATTTTCTGCCTGTAAGCTAGAAATTTTCTCATTGCAGAGATAATCAAGAATAGCGCGTGTTCCTGCATTCTGACTGTCGATAATGTCTCTCGTGTTGCTGTTCATGGTGTTCTGCAACGCGCAAGTGTTAGTTGCCATGTTGTAGTTTACGCCTTGGATAGCTTCTCTTGTTTCACAGCAGCAGTTAGCAAGCTGTGACTGTAATGCGTTTGTATTCTGCATGTTAGCGACTGTATCAGCGTTGATAGCCTGCTGAATGCCGAATCCGGTCTGCAAAATGTTTGTGTTGATGCCATTCATGCCGGTTTGCACTGCATAGAATCCGTCACAAAGTCCGTTTGTAATGCCATCAAGTTTTGACACAACCGCCTGATTATCAAATCCGCGCTGGATTTCGCTTCCGACACCACCATTCATTCCGTTTCCTCCGAATCCGTTACCGAATCCACCCCATCCGAAAATAGCGAAGATAACGATAATGAACCATAACCATGAGCCTTCTGCGCCCCATCCATTGTTATTTCCGTTTCCGTCAATGTTCGCAACAAGCGGAACGGATGCACAATTACCTGTGTTAAACATAGAATTTACCTCCATAATTCATTTTTATATACATAATCTTGCAAGAATTAGTATCACATTCCTAATTGGCTTTTAAACGACTCAAAAGCCTTATCTGCGTCAATTCCCTTTTCTTTGCACAAATTCCTAGCCATCTGCTCAATGCCCTTGGAATCTCCCTTCTGCGCCATTTGCATAGCATTGCGCGCCATAGGGTTGCTCATTACGCTGTTATTCCCCATCATTTGTTGTAAAAACTGCTGTGGGTTTCTCATTCCCTGTAACATCTGCATAGGATTCATTAAGACTCACTCTCCTTTTGTGTCCGCGAAGATTTTCTTTGCGTTTGCGAAGATAACTTATCCTCCAATTCTTCCATCTTTCCAAACAAGCAATCCAATTTGTCAGTAATAGCCTTTGTCGCATCGTCAGATAGCCCTATTCCGATTCTTTTATCGTCACTCGAAGAATCTGCCATCTGCTCATTAAAAGGCTTGTAAACGGTTTTTCTGATTGTTCCATTGGCATCCCATTGCTTTGCTACGATTGCGCTCATATCCTGCATTGGGAAAAACGCAACGCTTCCATCCATAGGTACATCATTCGCCATGATCGCCGATTCCGACTGTACTACCTTTCCTTGGATTCCAAGAAACTGCGGTTGCATCTGCGGAATCTGTGGCTCTGGCTGTTGAAATCTCTGCATTGGGTTATACTGATATGCGGCATAGCTTGGGTTTGGGTTAAATGCCATATTCTGATTTTGCATCTGATACATTCTCTTCCTCCAATACTTCCTTGATTGCGTGAATCATTGCTGATTGGTAAACAAGCGGAACCTTTGACACATCTTCTCTTGTTAATATTTTTTCAAGAATTTCATCCGTAAATAACATTCCGCATCCCTCCTATGTTTATATTTTGGCATAAAAAAATACGGTTCTTCCGCAAGAAATACGCAGAAAAACCGCACAAAAAAAAGAACGCCCATAGCGTTCCAAGTTTACCATTTGCAGAAAAGAATCTAAAGCACTTGTGCAGACTCCTTTCTTTTGTGTTCAATTTTTGAGTACCATTTTGAGTACCATTTTTTTTAAGACGCCGCAAACACAGTGTTTATGCGACTTTTAAAACAGTCCGTACGGGAATCGAACCCGTGTTTCCGCCGTGAGAGGGCGGCGTCTTAAC